GTTCCAGACGATAGAGACGACGTCGGGTGCGACAGCTGAACAGATGCGGCAGCTCAGTGACGCCGCGACCGATGTCAGTACTAAGCTTCCGGTTACTCTCGGTGAGTCAACGCAGGCGCTCCAGTCACTCTCGTTCGCTGGACTCAGTGCGTCGCAGTCGGTCGCCGCCCTTGCGGAGACAAGCGAACTCGCCGTTGCGGCCAACATGCAAGCCTCGGAGGCCGCCGACGTCGTCGCCCAGTCGCTCAACGCGTTCAGCCTTGAGGCCGAGCAGGCCGACGCTATCGTCGGCTCGCTCGGGGCGACGTTCAGCAACTCCTCGACGCGTGTTCGAGAGCTAGCCGAAGCGCTGACCAATGTCCAGTCGACCGCGGCCGCAGCCGGTCTTTCGGTCGCTGGGACAGTCGGCGCGCTGGGGACACTCGCGGACAACGGACTTCAAGCATCGAGAGCTGGAACGTCCCTGAACGCCGTCCTAAGCCGACTCACCAGTGGAAGCGGCGAGACAGAGAAGGCACTCGAAGAGCTCGGGTTGTCGGTAGGTGACCTCACGAATGAGGCCGGCGAACTCGAAGACATCTCGACGATCATTCAGACGTTGTCGACGCAGATGGAGAATGTCTCCGAGGCGGAGCAGATCCGGATCGCCCAGCAACTCGCTGGTCGTCGGGGTGCCCGAGCGCTGCTCCCGCTCATTAACCGCACCGACGAACTCCAAGCGAAGATTCAGTCAAACCTCCGTGCCGAGATTCAGGGTGCGATCGGAGACATCTCGGAAATGAACGAACAGGAGCTCTCGATGACGTCGGACGCGCTCGGGATGGAGGTGTCCGGTCAGACCGGGACACGAGAACTCGTCGCCAATCTCCAGCAGTTGAATGAGAGCGGAGAGTCAACCGCCGAGATTGTCTCTCGTCTCCAAGTCGGGCTGGGAGTCACCGACCAAGCGGCCCAGTCGTTGGCGACGTCGGTCACCGAAACGGATCAGTCCGCCGAGGAGATCGCTGAAAGCATCGGCGGCGTGACGACAGCGGCAGAGCTAGCCGAGGCACAGACCCGGACGCTCTCAGGCCAGATAGAGCAACTCCGGTCGTCGATGCAGGTCCTCGGTTACGAGATATATCAGGGAACGACCCCAGCTGTGTCTGCGTTGGTGACTGGCCTCCGTGGGGTTGTCGAACCCATGTCAGAGAACCAGTCGGTGGCCCGCGCGCTCGGAGCTGGTCTCGTGGGACTCACAGCAGCGATGGCTCTAACTACTGTCGCTCTGGGAGCCCACATCGCGCAACTGAAGCTTGCTACTTTGTCTCAGCAAGGCCTCCTAACACAAACGGTCGCTGGGACAGCGGCCCTGAAAGCTCAGTCTTTCGCCATGGTAGTGGCTTCGAAAGCCCAGTGGGCGATGACGGCGTCGACGGGGCAGCTCACGGCGGCGACGGTGACAAAGACCGCAGCGGTCTGGGGTTCGGTGACATCGCTGTGGGGCTCTGTCACGGCGGCGTACGCATCGGCCGGCGCGATGGGCGTCCTCTCTGGGGCAGCTGGCCTCGCCGCCGGCGCTGTGACTACACTTTGGACTGCCCTCGGCCCTATCGGCCTACTTGTCCTCGGCATCACTGCGGGGATCGTCGGTCTCGGAGCCGTAATGAGGACGGACCTATTTGGCGCAGGTAACCGCGCCGCGTCGGTCCTCGGATTCTTCGGCGAGAAGGCAGGGGAAGCCTATCTGGTTGGCAAACAATTGGTAGGGATACTCTACGAGCTCGCCCGCATCGGCGCGACGATCGGGGCGCTTTCGCTGACCGCGCCGTTCGCAGCGGTCCTAGCACTTCCGGACTTCGTCTCGGATGTCGGTCCGGATGTTCGGCAGGCAGCGATGGGGCTCCCGCCGAAGGTCGTCGAGGGGCTGGCCGCGCTGGGCCCTGCCCAGTACGCCATCCCGATCCTCGGGCCGATGCTGCTCGCGAGAGACATCATTACGGATCCGGACAAGTGGCACAGTGCCGGCGAACAAATCCCGGCGATGATCGCGTCTGGGATCGCGAACACGGCATCGGAGCCTGTTGACGAGGTGACCGACGTCGTCTCCGGGATCCGTTCGCGACTGCCGTTCTCGCCGGCGGAGAAGGGCCCGCTCGCGACCATCGACGAGTCGGGGCCGGGGCTCGTCCGGACGCTTGCGACGGGTATCGAATCGGAAGCGCCGATGCTCACATCGACGCTGGAGAACGTCTTCAGCGCAACCCCGCCTGAAATGGCTGTCGGTGCGGCCTCGGACGCCGTCGCCCAGTCCGCGAGCGGGGGTGGTAGCGGGCCGACGTACGACGTGACGGTCACGAACAACATCGACGCCACCGGCGAGGGGTCGGCTGAGGAGAGTGTCGAGCGGGCGGCCCAGCAGGGGACATCGACGGCGCTGGAGGAGTTCTTCGACAGCCTCGCGAGGGAGACATAGCAATGTCAGGAACAGTCACGATCGGCGACGTCGTCATCTCGGCGACGAACGTCCTAGACAGTGGGGCGTGGAACAGCCCGAGCAAGCGGACGGAAAGCGGGTTCCAGTACGACTCGTACGTCCGCCCGGAACCAATTGAACTCTCGGTCGAGGGCTGGATCTCGGTCGACGATTACGGTCAGATACGGGCCCTTCGAGAGAGTGGCGACCCTGTCCCGGCGTCGACGGACCAGTTGTTGATCTCGAAAGCGAAGCTGACCGCTCTCGATGTCGTTGACGAGCAGGGCCAGTCGTCGCATTACAAGATATCGGTGACGATCGAGGAGGTGCGCGAGGCGACGGTCGAGACGGCGGAGATCACTGTCGAGACGGAAGACGGTGCGTCGCTCGGAACGGCAGCTGGCGACACCGAGAGCTCACTCGCCCAGCCGGAGGACACGGATGGCGGACAGACCGAAGAGGAGACGGGCGGTATCGCCGGCACGCTGTCGGGGATTCGTGAGAGCCTGTCGGGGGTGTTCAGCTAGATGGAGCAGATCCCGATCCCGGAGCGCCGAGCTCAGGAGAAGCGTCCGATCCATCTGGAGTTCATGCCACGGTCGTTCCCAGGCCAGCGGTTCGCTGTACGGTTCGACTGGAACAGCTACGCGGGTCGCTGGACAGTCGAAATCGAACACCTCCGCCGGGAGTTCACTGTTACAAACTCCATGGCGACGCCGTTTCGGCCATACTCGTATCTTCCGTACCTCGTGTTTATCCTCGCGGACTCTGCCGGCGAGGTCACAGAAGTCACGCCAGAAAACCTCGGAGACGAAGTGAAACTCTGGATCTTACCGGGACCGTCCGGACAGCAACCGGAGGGTGAGTGATGCCGTGGCAGCAGCACCGCCATATCGAGGCCGGCGAGGTCGCCCTCGATGGGCTTGACCTCTACATCACCGTGACGAAACCGAAGGACGACCCGCTCGAGTTCTCAGCAACGACGTGGAATCTTGCAAGCGATACCTGGTCGCGTATCGAGACGGGAGACCTCTGTCGGATCGAACTCGGCTGGGAAGACGGCGACGTTGAGACGGTGATAATCGGGGAGATCGACACGCGGAAGCGCACGCCGGACGGGGGTGACGTCTCTTACGAGCTAAGCGGAATCGACCAGACGGAGAAGCTGATGAAGACCCGTCCGAACCGGTCTTGGTCACAGAAGTCGTGGCTCGAGAAGCGCGCCGACCAGATCGTTGAGTCCATCGCGAACGAGCTCGGACTGTCGGCCCAGACCGAACTGGGAGGCTCACCGATCCGAGGGTCGTGGGCAGTCACGCCAGACAAGACCGTCGCGCAGTGGCTTGACGAGCTCCTCGAAATCGCGGCCGAGAAGACAGGCGTCGAGTGGGAGTGGTTCGCAACGGGTGGCCAGATCCACTTTGCGCCTCGCAGTCAGGGGACAAGCGAGGCCCCACAGCTGAGCGAGGGCGGGATGCTCCTCTCGATTGGGGAGAAGTCCGACACGAACGACGATGCTGAGGGGCAACTGGAGTTCGAAGCGATGCTCGAACCTCGCATCGCGAAAGGTGCGACGTTGTACGTCGAGACGGACGGCATTCAGGGCCCGTATCGCGTGAGCGACTACGAGTTCCAGAGCAGCACGGTGACCGGAGACCACGTTGTTCGCGGGACGCTGACGCCTATCGAAGCAGACTACTCTGTAAAAAATGACCGCATGGGATCAATCCAGAGTCGACTGTCCGGACTGTAACGGCGAGGCAGTCGCAAAGACCGACAAGTGGGGACAGATCACTCGATACGAATGCCCTGTGTGTAACTGCCATATCGATCCAGAGGAGGCACGATGACGGGATTCGTGGAGATCCTCCGGGAGTTCATCCAGAGTGAGATTCGTGGCATCTACACGCTGACGTTCGTTCGAGTTGAAGAAATAGACACGAACCGCCGCGCGGTTGTGTCGCTGAAGTCGGACTCGGACATCGTTATCGACAACGTGCCCGTAGCGAGCCCGTTCGCTCGGGACGGTTCTGGGATGATCACGCCGGTCGAACGTGGGGATGAGGGGCTCGTCCTCCACGCTCAAGAGCCGCTGGAGAAGCAGATCCAACAGCGCGGCGAACGACCCCCGGGAAGCGACCGCCGCTTCCAGCTGGAGGATGCCGTGTTGCTCCCACTGCTCTGGCTCGACGAGGATGATGTCCCCGAGCACGAAGTCAACGAGTTCCAAGTCGCGCTCCCTGATGATGGGTCGGTATTCCGGATGCTTCCGGATGGTCGCGTCCGCGTTGAGCACGCCTCTGGGAACGTCATCGCGATGGACGCCGACGGCGCAGTGACGATCGGCTCCGAGGCGAACGCGGCGGCTGTACTCAACGAGGAGGCGACGATCAAGTACGATGACACACAGCCCGATGGGTCGACGTCGACGAAGACGGCAACGATCACTGACTCGGGGACAGAGGACATCAACGCATCCTAACAGATGAATTACAAACGCACACTAGCGCTGAACCCAGACGGGTCGTTCCGTACAGAGAACGGGAGTCCCGTCTGGATCGAGGGCGTCGCAGCAGTCGAACAGGAGCTGAAAACCATGCTCGCGACAATCCGCGGCGAGGATCTCGTCGACGAGGAGCATGGGCTTCCCGTGTTTGATGTCGCCGGGGCGTCGCCGCCGATCGTCGAACGTGGGATCCGAGATACGCTGTTGACCGACGATCGCGTTGAACGAGTCACCGACGTCCAGATCCCGGACCCGGGCCCCAACCGCCGAAGTTCGATCGAGGTCACCGTGACGCTCGTCGACGGTGAAGGGCTGACCTTCTCCACAACGCTAGATACATGACAGGTTACGGAACACAAGATGACGGTACGTTCAGACGGAAGCACGTCGACACGATTCTCGATGACCTCGAACGCAGCTTCAAGAACGAGGCCGGAGACGATGTCGAACTCCGTCAGAACTCTCCACAGAAGGCGTTCCTTGACACGGTCGCTCCAGAGCTCGCACGACTCTGGGAGGCAACCGAAGCGGCGTACTACGCGTCGTTCTTCGAGGACTCGTTCGGTGAGCAGCTAGACAAGCAGCTGGCGCTCGCTGGCTTCTCGCGGATACCGGCTCGGAGCGCGACCGGAGAGGTGGTCTTTAGCCGAGATGATCCAGCGCCGGATGATATCTCGATCCCAGCAGGGACGGTCGTGACCACCTCGCGGACCGAGACGCGACCCCGCATCCCGTTCGAGACAACTGATGGTGTCATCCTTGACGAGGGACAGATAGAGGTGACCGCACCGATCGAGGCGCTGAAACCGTGGCAGACCGAGCTCGACGAAGAGTGGCTCGGTGAGGAGACGAACGTCGGTGCTGATTCGATCACCCGGTTCGACGATCCGGTCACCGGCGTCGATGCCGTTTCCAACCCGAACCCGACCGGCGACGAGGGCCTCGGCTACGTCAGCGGTCGCGATCGGGAGACGGACGCCGAGTTCAAGCTCCGCTACCAGAACAGCCTCGCTGCGAGCGGGGCCGCAACCCTCCGCGCTATCCGCTCGTCGGTCTTCAACGCAGCCGAGGGGATTCGGTCCGTTGGTGTCGAAGAAATCCGTGACGCCGGCGACTACGGCGTGACGGTGACCGTCCTCGCGCCGGATGTCGCGGATGACGATGTCGCACAGGCTCTTCTCGACTCCCGGGCTGGTGGTCTCGAGTCGTTCGGAGCAGAGTCAGGGACTGCGACGCTCGATGATGGCATCGAGAGGACAGAGCACTTCGAACGGGCCACACGGCTCGAAATCTACGTCGAGGCAGACCTCACGATATCTGACACCTTCCCGACTGATGGGGAGGATCGAATCACGGACAGTGTCGTGAGATACGTCGGTGGAGAGGCGACCGACGCTATCACCTACCCCGGACTGGAGATCGGTGATGACGTCATCATCGATCAGGTGTTCCGGCGGGTGATGGGGGTCAGAGGTGTCATCGAGGCAGACCTACAGATCGGAACGGATCCAGATACACTCGGCGGCTCGAACATCGCTGTCGACGCGACCGAAGCCGCGATGACCGGGGTCACGGAGGTGAAGATCAATGTCCTCTAGTGACGATCGGACTCCCCGAGAGCGCCTCGAATCGAACCTGAAGTCTCCGTACCCTGCCGATGGGCCGGTGTGGTCGGCGTTGATCGCCGCCGTTGCTAAGGAGATTGCGGAACTCGAAACCGCTCGACAGAGTGTCCTCGCAGCGAAGTTCGTCTCCTCAGCTGAAGCCGAGCAGCTAGACCGACTGGCGAGTATCTTCGAGCTCGAACGTCGGACCGGTGAGCCGGATGCCCGATTCCGCATTCGGCTCCAGACTGCGCTCAGGGCACAGCTTTCGTCTGCGACGGTATCTGACCTCCGGGAGACTGTCGGCGTTCTCCTCGGCGGGAGCGCATCGGATGTTGTCGTGGAAGAGCCCGAAGCGGACCAGCCGGTCGTCGACGTCGGCATCTGGGAAGATCAGCTG